CTTAACCCAACCGATTACCTGCGCTTCTGTCAGGTTGGCGTAGGGAACGTAGGTTGCTTCTGGATCAAGCGTCAGGCCAACGGAGCCATAAACGCCACCAGCGTGTTCGCCGTCAGTGGCGTTGAGGGTCCAGTGTACGGTGAAGACAACATCGGCGTTGCCTTCATACTCTGGGTATGCGTCCATCTGCACGACGGCCCAAGTGTTTGTGATTGCCATGTCTTAGTTTCCTTCTAATTGTGCCACGCGGGCAGTAAGTTCTTGGATTGCTTTGACAAGGACCGGTATGAGGTCACCTGCCTTGACCGACTTGAGGTCGTCAGGTTCGCCTTCGCCAGCCTTCCAATCGCCGATAAGCTCTGGCAGTACGGTTTCGACTTCTTGGGCAATAAAGCCCATGTCGTCCTTAACGTCTTTGCCCTTACCTTCTTTCCAATCGAACCGGCGAGGCTTGAGTGCAAGAATTGTGTCTAAGCCAGTGTCAAGGTCGCGGACGTTTTCTTTGAGGCGCTGGTCAGAGATGGCGCTAATGGAGGTGCTAGTGGCATAAATAGTTCCTCCCCAACCAACAAAGAAGCGATAGGCGCCAGCCCCCGTTGAATACATGTCGTAGCCGACAGTATCATTTGTGCTGTCTGTCGCGCCAAGTTCCATGCGCGAACCATTATTAAATACGCGCATCCCAACGGACGCACCAAATGTCGCACTCGTCGTCGCTAACAGCAAGTTGCCTAAGCTGTCGATGCGCATGCGTTCTGTGTTGTTGGTGCCGAACACCATCGCCGCCGCTTCTTTGTTGACCAGCCAAAAATCGCTGGCTCCGCTGGCCAAATAAAGGTGCGTGCCGTCGCTAGAAGTAACGCCCGTTGCCGGGCTGCTCCACTGTATCTGCGGCTGGGAGCCGTTGATTTGGAATTGGACAGTAGGCGCACTCGTACCAAGGCCAAGGTTGCCCGCGCTGGTGATGCGCATACGTTCTACCGCAACCGCGCTGCCGGGATACGTCCAGAACGCTAAGTTAGACGCAGTGCCATCATGCGAATAGGCGCCGATGGTAGCAACGTAGGCGGAATTATCATAGCCCAGCGAAACGCCAGTACCAGATGCTTTCTGGAAGCGGCCCACTTCATAAAAGTTGGACGACCATACATTGCCACCAACGACGTGGAATTTTGTACCCGGCGAACTTACACCAATTCCGACATCACCCACTGCGGTGATACGCATCATTTCAGCAGCGCCGTTCCCGTTAAACCACCTAAATGCCGCGTTGTTTTGGTTGCTATTAATATAGAAATCAAACTGCCCGTCAGGGTCAGCGGCTAACTTAATGCCCCTGCGAAATGGTGTGCCTGATACACCACCGGGGAATACTAATAGGCTGTTTTGTATTGCGCTACCACTGCCTAAAGACAGGTATCCGCCGCTGTCGATGCGCATGGCCTCGACGCCGCCCCCTACAAACGCAAGGGTGTCCGCAGCGGGGGAATAAATACCCGTGTTCGTATCACCTGTGAAGGTGTAGCTAGGTGTACCAACCGCACCAAGTGCGTTGGCTATACTGGTGGCCGAAGCCGCGCCTAGCGTTGGCGTAACAAAGGTCGGGCTGTTCGACGGAGCCTTCGTGTTGATCTGCGTCTGGATAGCGGAAGTCACACCATCAAGATAACCAATCTCGGTATCCGATACCGTCCCGATTGATGTTGTGGACGGGAGAACAACAGTCCCAGTAAAAGTCGGACCGGCCGATGGGGCCTTCGTGTTGATCTGCGTCTGAATAGCGGAAGTCACGCCGTCAAGATAGCTGAGTTCCGTTGCGCTAAGCGTTGCGCCATTGGCGGATACGTTGCCTGCAACAGTCAGCACCTTACCCGTGCCGACGTTTACGCCAACGCTCGTGCCTGTGCCGTCTGCTTTGAACAGCGCGTCAATGGTATCCAGATCGGTATTGAGTTTTGTCCCCCAAGTATCGGCGGATGCGCCGACTTCAGGTTTAGTCAATCCAAGGTTTGTTGTGGTTGTATCAGCCATTTAAGTCCTCACGCAGCTTGCTGCCATATTTCTTCTGTAACAGAAATTGGCGTCCATGTCTCGTTTGTTATTGATTGCGGTGTCCAAGTTTCTGCAATTACTTCGACGGGTGTCCAAGTCTCAGATGTATCAGTCGCAGCCGTCCACGTTTCCGGCGTGATTGGCTCCGGCTCCCACTTCTTCGTGGCGTTAATCGTGACGCTAGATTGCGCGTTACAATTAGCCGCAATCGTCATTCGGCGGTTTACAGTAACGATTGTCGATGATGTCGCGTTCGATGTAATAACCGCAAGGAACTCGCCTCGCGTTACCACAGTCCCGCTTGATGTGGCGCTAGAAACACAGTTGGCGTTCTGTATGCGCGTTGCGGCTACGGACGCGCTGGATGCCGCCGTAGAAGTTACCGCAGCGTTCCTGACACGGGTAGCCGTGACAGACGTGCTTGATGCGGCGTTGACTGTGATCTGTGCGGAATTGGTAGTCTGCGCGGTTACAGTTGTTGAGGATGTCGCTGTATCAGAGACAGCAACCAGTATGATACGTTGCGCGGAGACGACAGCACTAGACGCGGCTGTTACGGTGATAGACGCCTCTTTAGGGTCTATTCCATAATTACCGCGTCCGAATAGACCGCTGCCGTAGCCAGCCATCTACTTAGTCCAGATTGATGTCGAAGTCGCCCGCAGGAATACGGAGAACGTCACCAGTTGCAATCGTCTTGCTCGTGGTCAACGCGCCATAGGAAAGCATGTTGCCGCCGGAAACAGCGTCAAAGACCGCAGCATAGGTTATTGTCCCCCACGATGCACTTGCAGTCGGGAACTCAACAGCCGCCGTATTGGACGCCTGATTGGCCGTGACTGTAAACGCAATAGTCTGCCGGGCGTAAGAACCGCCGGAGACTTCCGTCCCTGTGTTAGCTTCGCCGGGATCAGACGTGTACAGGCCGACGTACAAAGTCGCAGGCGCGGTGTACGGAACCGCACCAAACACATGGCCGAGAACCTTGTTCTCAAGATAATTGGAGAAACTCATCCGAATGTCCTTATGCGGGGTTTAAGTTTAGACGAACCAATACGAGCGCGCTCGTCGGCGATACGCATATCCTCTACCATCTTCTCATACAAAGAAGTCCAGATGGCGGTGCGTTCATCTTCCTTCAAGTACGGCGCGGACTGAGCCAGCGTGCCATACAGGTAAATGTCCGGGCTTTCGGTTAGAAGCCAGTTAGTTGGCGCTGCGTCGGACAGTGGCGTCAGCTTGGCGTAGTAGAGAAGTTCCGCATCATACGACCCGTCGGGTTGTGGCAGAACTTCAAACTGTTGGCCGATGGTCGTGAAGAACAGCGGCTGGCCTGCGGAACTGTAGGACATGCTGTCTTCGAGAAGCTGTTCTGGCGTGACGTAGAGCAGCGGTGTGATAGGGTTTGTGTTCAACTGGAACCGGATCGTTTCTTTCCAGTCAGCAGGAACAGCAAAGTACGGCGTATCCATAGTCGCGGTCGCCCGCGTCACCATCTTGCGGTGACGGATTTGGCGGCTCATCTGCGCTTCAGCAAGCGATATAAAGTTTGGAATAGCAGATGTTAGGTCGGACCGATTGAGCCAATCGGCGACTGCGGTCTTCAACTCTGAATACGTCGTAATCGCCATTAAACAGTCCCCGGCCTAGTACGGAAGTAACGGTTGTCCGGATCGTTCAACCACTTCTTCATGCGCTCTTGGTCTTGCGTAATACCTTGGCGCTCCAGTTCGTAATACACTGAAATCGGGATGCTGCCAACCTTTGTCCATTCACCCCAGCGTTCCGGCGCGCTATTGAACTCTTGCTTGTTACTCTCGATGATTGCGGAAACGTCCTGCTCTTTCGAGATGATCGCTTCGTCCTTCTCGGCGTCGTAATCATAGAAAGTTTTGACGCCTGTGAAAGCATCGTCGTTGATAAGGCGTTTAGTCATTTAACGTGGCTCCATGTCCTGCCAATCCTAACGCCACGAATACAGTTTGCGCTCAGATTTAATTCCCTTGCAATGCTCGCGGTATTTCTTTCGCTTTGCCTTATATACCTAACAAGACTATCATTCAACTTCGCTTTTCCGTTGTCGGCCCCCTTTGGTGCGACTATGCGTTTGCGCCCCTTAGCAATCATATCAGCAGTATTTTCTTTAAACGTGCCAATAGATAAATGGTCTGGGTTTACACATAACGGATTGTCGCACGAGTGCATGACAACTAGACCCTCCGGTATCGGCCCTTTATGAATTTCATACGAAAGGCGATGTGCGGATAAAGTGGGCGATCCCTTCCCACCCTCTTGGATACGGCCGTACCCATTGGGCCTTATCGACCCGATCCATTTCCAACACCCTTCCGTTACCACGATTTTACGAAAAAATCTTTCCTCTAACGTACCTCTCGGCCTACTATGTGAAAACATAGGATCGGCTCGGCGTGCTTCCATGTAATGGGTACTACAAAAACCACGCGCCGAAAACGGCTTATCGCAATCTTGAACAGAACATTTGCGCATAAAAAAAACTCCCGGTGCAGGAGTTACTTCCATACACCGGGAGCCTTTTAAGTGTCAAGTCTGTTTTATGACGTGGTAAGATCGAAGACCCCACCATGAGCAGCTTGGTTGTTTACCTTGAGGCCGTATTCAACGAGGAGGAGAGCCTTCTCGGCGTCGCCCGTCTTGGCGAGGTCCATCTTCTGAATTGGACGCAGAACCGCCAACGATGCGTAATCGGGATCGACGACGAACGCGTCACGGTCACGCTGGAAGCGGTTAGGAACGATGTTGACTGTACCGAAGTCAGACACATAAACGTCGGCTGCACCGATGATCTGTGCCTGCTGGCCAGCAGGAACGTCACGATAACGCGTCGCAATGCCGGTGAAGGCAGAAGCGGCGGTCTTGTTGAACGGACCAACCATCAACATCTTTGGCGTGCCACCCGAAGTCCAGACGCTCTGGATAACACCCTTAAGCAGTGCTTCTGTGAACGCACGCTGCGTACCATCGGTACGAGCAGCAGTTGGCGTCGAGCCTACAGTTGGGTTAGCACCACCTGAACCGAACGAAGTGTTCGAGGTCAACCATGCAGGCAGACCAGCAGTACGACGTGCAGTTGTGGTGTTACCCGCAACAGCAGCTTGGTTGGCAAGCAATGCGCTTTCCATGTCGCGCTTCAGTTCCGAACCCAGCTTTGCAAGCTGATAGGTCATTTCGTTACGACGACCAGCCTTATCGACTGCTTCAAGCGTACCGGAGATTACGACGTTCTTCGTGCTGATCTGCGTGTAGTTACCAACGCGAGCGGTTGGCGTAACAGCAGTGAACGAAGAAATGTCGTCACCTTCGAGTGCGGCGTTAGAAGCCGAGGCAGCAGCCAAGGCGTCGGTCTGCCATTCGAAGTAGGTGTTCTTGACGCTCTCGCGGCCGATGTTCGAAATGAACGGGGTTTCTTCTGGCGAGATGTTATAGATAACGTTCGACAGGTCTTCACGAATACCGATAGCGGAGTACCGGGTAAAAGTATTTGCTACAATAGCCATTAGTTCACATCCTTATTAAATGAGTTTATCCAACAGGGCCGCTGCATCTGCGACACGGCCTGTACGCGCAAGGCGCTGGGACGCTTTCTTTACATCGGTCGAACGTGTGTTAACTTGAGTTCCTGAAGAACCGGGGCGAACGATCCGCGCAACCTTTCTTGGCTGTGCCTTCACTTTCTCCACTTTCTTCGAACCCTTATCAAACATCATAGCTTTGCGCAGGATCGAGACGTGAGTGGCTTGAACAAGTGCGCTTAGGTCGCGTTCACTAAACCCATTGTTTATAGCCCATTCACGAAGTTCCTTAGCTTCGCTTTGCATTGTACTTTCGTCTTTCCATTCAGGAATGACTTCCGTGAGTTTGGCGCGCTCTGACTGCACAATGTCAGCCAATGCCCGCTGTTGCTCTTTGGCCATCTCTTGAGCGATCCGCTGCTGTTCAGTATTAATAGCCTGAAGTTTAGCGGCTCGTTCCTGACGAGACTTATTCCAATGCCGTTCTAACCGCGCCGCCTCAATGGGGTCTTCGTTATAAAGATTGTCCCAATCAGGCTCAGCCTCGGACTGCACCTCAAGTTGCGCTTTAAGCGCCGGTAACAGTTCCGCGTATTGAGCGCGTTCCATTCGGATCGCTTCGGCCTCACCGTGGAACGACTTGCGTTCTTCGGCTAATGCCTGAGTTTTCCGTGTGTAATCCGAATAACGAGAATAACCTTTCCGAAGTTCGTCAAGGGTGACTTCCGTTTCTTCACCGTCAAGTTTAACCTTGATGGTTAGATCGTCAGGAAGTTCCTGTTCGATAACCTCTTCTGTGTCGTACTCTTCATCCGGGTCGGACTGTTCGGCTTCTTCTTCATCCGAGTATTCCTCGGCTTCAGGTTCATCCTCATAGCCCTGAGCCTCTTCAGGCTCTTGCGCCTCGGCCGTGTCTTGGTTGTCCTCATCCGGGCCAAGCAGTTGGTCGATGGCTAACGTTGCTTCGTGGAGGCCGATCCCAGCACTGGGGTTGCCGACTTGTTCCGTCATATATAGCACCTTTTTAAATAAATGTTAACTCCTTGATTTGGCGACTAAGCCATCATCAAGGATCGCCTGTAGGCGGGCTTTCAAACGCTCAAGTCCTTTGAGCGTGTGAAACATGTCAGAGCGTGCGCCGTATTCGGTCGGGGCCGACATACGCCACTCTTCAAAAATATCTTTCTCCACTGCGGCAAATGCCTCCTTGAGAATATCATCTTCAAGAAGGCGCTTGGCGTGGTTAGCTTTTGTTATAGGGTCCATTAGATCAACGGCTCATATCTAGGGTTGGTTGCCATAATCGGCTGTGCTTGAGGTAGAAAAGCAGGGGACGGAGCGGGGGCCGCAGAATTAAGAAGGCCGTAGCCCGGCTGGAAGAACATAGCTTCCGGACCAAAACCGTACCGCTCATAGTCTATGATGTTTGGATTGGCGCGCATATCTCGGCCTGTGCCAAAACCTACGCCTGTACCGAATGGAGAAACGTATGGCGTTGTAGGGCCGGTGTCACCGCCGCCTGCCAAAAGGTTTTTCAGAAGATCGGCTCCGATACCACCAATGGATATAAGTTGGGGTAGGGTCAGACCTGTGCCAAGAACGCCGCCCTTCTCAGCAGGAGGTGGTGTGCCTGCCGTCTGCGCTGCGGTAAGCGCGCCGCCCGTTATTGCAGGCAACGCGGTTTCAACGCCGAATATTGGCGAAGGAGGTAGAACTGATTTCGGCGCGGTGACTACTATAGTGTCGTCGGCGGGTGCGGGTTCTGACGGTAGAGGTTCCGGCAGCACGCTCTTTGGTAGAAATTCCGTGGCAATAGGCGAAACCACTCCGGCCAACGCGCCGCCGTAATTTGGCACAACAGGTGGAACTCTAGTCCCGCTGACAACAATAGGTTCAACAGCGGCTTCGACAGGTGTTTGTACAGGTTGCTGTACAGGTTCTTGTACAGGTTGCTCCGCAAACTTTTCGGCGGGTGTCTTATATCCCGTGATTTGGCTCAAGTTATTGGTTAGGCCAGATGCCGCACCTTGGAGTAGGCCAGAGGCTGCGCCCTTTGCAAGACTACCAAGACCAGTAACAACTATGTCACCAGTTCCGCTGGCGATGGCCTGCTTTGCTGCTTCTTTCGCGGCTTCGCTTGCAAATATATTTGTTGCGGTGTCGCCAATATTTCCTAATACGCCGCCAATCGCTTCGTTAGCGCCTGTCACGTTACCGAGGCCAGCAGTCGCGCCGCCGATTAGCGCCGACGTAAGCGGGTCCTTACCCGCCAAGAAACCACCAAGGCCACCGGCCGCAGCACCTGCCGCGATTTGGACACCAAGGCTTGCACCGCCAGTGGCGATAGCTGCCGCGATAGGTAGCGCCACGCCCGCGATGTCGCCGACTATGCCAAGGCCGTTCGGGCCTTGGTTTTCGGCTACGCGCTTGTATTGGCCGGTAGCTGGATCAAGGACTTCAACACCCCAATAGGCGTTCTTGGGGTCGTCCAAAGTAAGTTTATTGGCTTGGTCAAATACGTTGCGCAAACCCGCTTCACCTGCGCCCGAATATACGACACTGCCGTCTGTGCCACCGCTTACAAGGCGATATGTGGCGTTCGGGTCTACTGGGACAAAGCCCGGTGCTGTCGCGGCATATTGCGCGTTAGGATCGAACGTCGCGGGGTTTGCTGGCTGCGGTAGTCCTACATCTTCGTAACGCGCAGGCAGGCCAAGTTCATTTGCAAAGTAGTAGCCAGTCTGTCCGCCACTTCGCAAGCTTGTAACCGGGTCGAGGTTCATATCCGCGCTGGGCGCGACATACGGGTTTACGTTTAATATGGCCGCTAGGCGCTCGGCTTCTGTCCGGCTGGGGCCGCCACCTATCCCGCCAGTGTACGAGCCACCCAACTCCGGACCACCGAGCAGAGTGTTAGCAAGATTGGAACCGACTATCTCAGCGCCCATCATAGGTCCGCCTAGCCCATAATCGCCGAACCCCATATCGTCCATAATTCCGCCTACAGCCATTTCATCATTCCTTCCAAGGGCGGCGGTAGGCGCCGCAAAAGGGGTAGCGACAGGAGCCGCAAAAGGGGTAGCGACAGGAGCCGCAAAAGAGGTTGCGGTTTCAATAGGCGCTGCAAGAGGCGCTGCAAGCGGGGCAACAGTTTCTACAGGCGCTGCAAGAGGCGCTGCAAGCGGGGCAACAGTTTCTACAGGCGCTGCAAGAGGCGCGGCAAGAGGAGCTACGGTTTCGGCCTCAATAGTCGCAGGCTCTACGGCTGGTGTGTAAACTGGCTCTGGCGCTGGAGCAACCGCCGCCTCCGCAGCCGCTTGCTCTGCGGCTACCCGCTGGGCTTCTGCCTGTGCCGCAGCTTGAGCCTGAGCAGCGGCCTGAGCCTGAGCAGCGGCCTGAGCCTGTGCCGCAGCTTGAGCCGCTGCTTGTTCCGCAAGAGCGCGTTCCTGAGCGGCCCGTTCAGCGGCTGCTTGCGCTGCTTGCGCACGCTTTTCATTTAATTCAGTTTGCTGTCTTTGAGCGGCGGCTTCTGCTGCTGCGGCTCGTTCTGCTGCAACTCTTTCGGCCTGCGCTCTTGCCGCTAATTCTTGGGCTGCGGCTACGCGCTGGGCTTCTGCGGCTGCGGCAGCCTGTTGGGCTGCGGCTTGCTCTGCGGCAGCTTGCTCTGCGGCTACGCGCTGGGCCTCGGCCTGCCGCGCTGCTTGTTCCGCAGCCGCTTGTTCTGCGGCATAGCGTTCGGCAGCCAACTGTTCCGCAGATATTTGCGGTGCTGTAAATCGGTCTGTAATCGCGCCAATAAGACCGTAATCCTCGACCATATTCTGAGGAATATTTTCGATGCTGGCGGGTGGTTGATACTCGTAAGTGGGGGTAGGCTCAGGTGAAGGTGCGTAATAAACTGGCTCTGCAACGGGCGGGAAATATTGCCCTATTGCCGCAGCAATAGCGTCCTGAAACGCAGGGCTATTGAAATAGTCCGCGTTAAATTCCGGAAGATAAAAATCTTCAAACATTACATCATGCCTTCCGGCGGAAGTTCAGGTTGCATTTCAGTCGGCATCTGTGCTTGTTGAACTGCCTGCGCCATCTGTGCGTTTTGCTGGGCCTGTTGGGCCTGCATAGCGACGCGCTCCATTTCGCCTTGCTGACGTAGGAACTCACGGTCACGCTGCATCAACGCTTCGATGTTGGCCGTGTTGACTTGCGCGCCGTACTTGGCTTCAATCTCGGCTGCCTTAATCATCATGTCGGCGTCGAGTTTGTCGCGCTCACGGTCGTCCTTGCGTAGCATCTCTTCGCGTTGCAACTCAAGTTCGGCTGCCTTCTTCTGGATGTCAGCGCGGATCGCTTCCATCTGAACCTGCGACAGCATCTCTTCCGGTGTCGGCTGCGGTGGTGCAGGCGGCGGGGGAGGCGGCATCATGGCTGGGTCTTTGAAGAATACAGTCGGGTCTTTGTATCCAGCCAGCGCCATCATCTGCGCCAGCGTGTTGTAGTAGCCCTGCATGTCAACCAGAGGCGCACCCATCTGCATGAGCATCTCTTGCTTGGCTGCGACTTGGCCTAAGAACGCCATCTTCTCTTCGTTGCTACCCGTGCCGATAGCGACGTTGACGACGACATCCATGCTCGTGTCCCACACACGCGGGTCAATCGGAACGAACGTGTTGCGCAAACGCACCATGCGCGGTGCGTCTTGGTTCTTGGCGATAAGCTGCATCGACTTGCGGAACAGGTCTTTCATGCCCGTCTCGGCGAAGATGCGGCAGATCAGTTCAATATGCTGCGCCGCAGCAGTAATCGTGGCTGCAACCGCAGCGCGGGTCGAAGACTGAAGCGCGTTAGCATCGAGGCCAGACGCGGCCTTGGAGATACCTGTGCGGTTCTCGCGCAGTTCATCCATGTACTGCAACATCGGGAAGGCTTGCTGCCCGACGAACGGCATTGTGAACGGCTGCACCATACCCGGTGCACGCATACGGATAATGCCACCGACTTCGGTGTTCATTACGTCTTCAAGATTGACTTGGCCTTCAACAACACCCGTGCGTGGGTGGATCGCCTGCGCCAAACTGTCGAGCGTGTTACGCAGGATGTTCGACTTGATAAGCTGAATGTCCATCGTCACGTCGGCAATCGACATGCCGAAGAATGTGTGTGGCTCTGGATCGGGGCAGAAGTCTACAAACGGAATAAAGTCGCAGGCTTCATAGTGAAGTATCTTGTTGGCTGTGCCAGCAACGCAGACGCGGCAAAGTTCCGCGATCCCGTCGCCGTCCATGTCAACGTACACATAGCCCTCGATGTAAAGGACTTTGCGGGAGGTTGTATCTGTGCGGCCGGTGATTTGAACGAAGGCTTGCGGGTTGCGGTCAAAGGCTTCTTGGTTGCCTTCGAAATCGTCCAGCGTTTCGTAGCCAAGGTCTTGAACCTCATCCCACTCATAGCCCATCTTCACAAGATCAGATACGGTGACGTAGCGGCGGTGGGCTACAAACTCGGCGGTCTCGATAGAACGCGCACGGCGGTCAATCAGAAACTCTTCGGGTGGTACGGACTGAACGCGCAGACGGCCCTTCTCAACTGTACGGACTACTGTACAGTCATAGGTTGCAGGCTGAGTTTGGCCCATCATACCCATCGGCGTTTCGACCATCGTCTCGCCGAAAGTAATCTCTACGTCCTTAACTTCAACGGTAGGGTCGGACTGAAGGACGGAGAATGTAGCCTCGTCCAGACCCGTGAAGTAATGGGTGGTGACATCTTTTTCGGTATCCCACCAAACTTTCATGATCCCGTTCTTGCGGATCAACGCGTCCTTAAATGAGGAGTAGCATTCGTTGAATAGGTTGTTGTCGCGTGTCAGGCAGTAGTTGACGTAATCCGTCGCTTGCTGCGCGGTTTCAACATCTTCTGGCCCGTTCGGCGCAAACTCGACGACGTTGTTCGCCGCGAAAAATACTTTCATAATCGACGGCATCATGGCCTGCACGGTGTCGCGCACGTCCATAGAGATTGCCTGCGACCGGCCTTCCTCTTCGTTGCCGAACGGTTCGCCCTTATAGTACTGGCCCGCAAGCGCACGCTCCGGCGAGATCACATCGTCGATATAATCTTGCGCGTCGTCAATCTCGGCGGTGATAATGTTCTGAAGTTCTTCTTCGGATACAGGGTCTTCTACCTGCTCGTTTTCCATATCCGGCTCTTCAATGGAAACTTCTGTTCCATCGGCAAGTTCAATCTCCGTCTCTTTGGTATCGTCTTCGCTATCGCCGTGTTCAGAGTTGGCGTTGGGAACACCAGTATCTTGGTACATCCCTTGGTTCTTAGCCATGTCGGCCTTACTCGGCTTACGGTTATTGCGATACGCCATATTTTAGCCTTACTTCTTTTTGGACTTGCCAGCTTCAGACAGAGCGATAGCTATAGCCTGTTTGCGCGATTTAGCCAAGGGAGCCTTTGCGGGGCCTTTAGGATTTACACCAGCGTGCAATGTGCCGCGCTTGAACTCGCCCATGACCTTGGCCACTTTCTTGTCGGCCTTAGTTGGTTTCTTCATATCATTTACCTTTCGGCGCATACGCGCCACGCTCACTCAAATACACGATGGCCTTGTAAAGAATAGTGGTATTCTCTCTCGCGTGACCCAGTACCAAATTACACCCCGAACAAAGTATGCCGCGAACCTCACCCGTCTCATGGTTATGGTCAACAACAACTGGTCGTTTTGCCTTATACTCTAATGTCTCGGATATTTCTACCTCACAAATAGGGCAGGCGAAATTCTGATTGGCGAGAAGTGTTTGATACTCGTCGCCACTAATACCGTATCTACGGAGGAGATTGCGGTTGCGGTGATAATGTGGGCGGGCGGCGGCGAAGGCTTGATGGTAAGCGCGCATACACATTTTGCAGGGACGGCGGTTAGGATAGAAGTCGTCCGTCGGCTTCTCTTCGCCACATTTCGAACAAGTCTTTAGTTCCACAGGTACGCTCCCTTTGGCCGTCTATAACCTAAAGTTCGCAGGAAAGCAAAAAAGTGGGGTGGCGGCGCGGTTAGAACGAAGGAGCACACCTCGTCCAGTCGCTATTACCGGCGTAGCCTCGCACACCCCTAGTTACCCATATACCCGGCAGGGAGAGGGAGAGGAGAAACCTGCCGGGCAAAACAAATATATCACATCGTTAGCTTATGTCAAACAATGCCCTTTATATTCCTGCGCAGCGCGCCTGACTTGTTGGCCATTGAATATCCGTGCATGATCGTTGACACATCGGTGGCGAGGCACAAGCACAACGCATCCGCCTTATCTGGCGACGGAAGTCCGCGCTTCTTCATGCTCTCCTTACTCTCCACCTGCATCTTGCCTGACGACGTAAAGGTGTAACGCGGCGACGCCAACTCGGCGAACAACTGCTCGTCCTTCGGTATCTTCACGTCACGGTTCGCCAGCCACCCCTTACACTTAAACCACAATTCGGCGCGAAGGTTGGCGTAAGTCCCTTTCATTGCGGGGCTTTCCGCGACGTTGATACCGCGTGCTGGCAGACCCAGTTCGCGCAGACGGTCAAGCACACCCGCTCCCAATCCGATACTATCAACCAATATCTCAACAGGTTGTTCCGAAGGCACGAGCGCCTCATACTCGGCCACGACTGCGCCGGTTAGCTGCATCAGGTCCAGACCTTTCCAAGTCTGTATCTCCTCAACAACTGGGCCACGCCGCTTGGCGAGGGCGGAAGCGTCGGAACCCATACGCGCCACGTCTAGGCCCCACACACTTTTCGTCTGCTTGGCAATCTTGATCTCACGGTTCATGGCCCCGTCAATTAACTCGACAGGAATGACCGTATCTTCTTCACGCGGCGGGAAGTTACCGAGAACACGCACATGGTACGCCGGGCTATCTTCACCATACCGTAGCTGCATCTCCTTAACGAACGCATCGGATACGCGTGGACTGTCGAGACAACTGACATGAAAGGTTTTCCATTCACCCTTTGTCCGCTTACTAATACACTGTTACAGTCTGTAACCCGCAAGAATGCGTGCTTTTTTAGGTATAGGGGGGAGGGGGCGCTTTGAAAATACCCCCCCCGCCCCCGCCTTGCGCGGGGGGTACGTACGTATAACTAAACAGACATCGAGGTGTGGCCCCCACCCCCCTATATCCTTGTATTTAACATAATGCTGTCCAAAAAATTTATAACTTTTTGCTTGCCAAACTGTAACAATAAATTGTAACAGCGATGCACAACAAAGAACGGGAGAAATACGTTGGCAGTTTTTGGATACACTCGCGTCTCGACTGAAGACCAGATTGAGAAAACATCCCTTGACGATCAAGCACGCCAAATACAAGGCATCGCGCTCACACATAATTTGGAACTGGAGCATATCTACGAAGAGCGCGGCGTTTCCGGCGGTGTCCCACTGCTACGCCGAGAAGAAGGCTGCAAGCTGGCGTTCCTCCGGCCGGGCGATACTGTTATCGTATCGAAGCTAGACCGTATGTTCCGCGATGCGCGAGATGCGCTCAACGTCATCGCCGACTGGGACACGGCCAACATCAACCTAATCATCAACGGCTACGGCAATGTCATGGACAAGGCCAACCCGAACGGACGCTTCATGCTAGAGATCATGGCCGTCTTCTCCGGCGAGGAGCGCCGCCGTATCAGAGAACGTGTCACCGCCGGTAAGAGAGCGAAGAAGTCACAAGGTGGATACGTCGGTGGCAAAGTGCCGTTTGGCTTTAAGAAGTCGGGCACAGGCCGCAAGGCCAAGCTGCATCCAGAACCAAACGCGCAGGACGCGCTAATTACAATGAAAGCCGCACGCGTTAAAGGTCATAGCTACCGCGATATTGCTATTATCGTAGCAAAGCGTCATGGTATCACGGTAAGCCATCAAACAATCGCACGAGTAATTAGGGGAGATAAAAATGCAGAAATCTGAACCGAACTTCTTTCTGGAGTTTTTGAAGAAGTACCGCGATGATCCCGTCGGGTTCGTTCGGGATATTCTAAGGACGAAGCCAGACCCTTGGCAAATCGAGTTTCTCAAAGCGATTAGTTCCGGGAACCGACGTATCTCTGTCCGCTCAGGCCACGGCGTCGGCAAATCGACAGCCGCAAGCTGGGCCATGCTGCATTACTTTCTGACGCGGTATCCGGTGAAAGTTGTTGTGACCGCGCCGACATCCGCACAGTTGTTCGATGCGATGTTCGCGGAACTGAAGCGATGGGTGAATGAACTGCCCGAAGTGCTGAAGGTTCTGATCGAAGTGAAGGCCGACCGTATTGAGTTAAAGGCCGCTGCTAGTGAAGCCTTTATCTCCGCTCGAACGAGCCGAGCAGAAACGCCGGAAGCGTTGCAGGGTATCCACGCCGACAACGTGCTGCTCGTCGCCGACGAAGCGTCCGGTATCCCGGAGAGTGTGTATGAAGCTGCGTCCGGTTCTATGTCGGGCCACAACGCGACGACGCTTCTTCTCGGAAACCCTACGCGAAACAGCGGATTATTTTACGACACGCACAACCGTCTGAAGGGTGAATGGAAGACGTTCCACGTTAGCTGCCTCGACAGCCCAC